AACGCGCCAGCCAGGCCGATCTGAACTCCGTTTATAGTCGGCAACTGATTGTTAATCGTGCCGCGTGTAACCCTGAAAACTGTTTCGCTGGCATCGTCTTTAATGTCCTCATAAACGAAGAACGCCTGCGTAACTTCTGAGCGCGGGAAATCAACGATCAGGGACTGCCCGCCCGAAGAATTATTAACTGTATAACCAACGCCTTGCTGCAGCATATGTTCGCGGGTTTAGTTCTTCTTAGGGTAAATCTTACTATGGTAGCCGCCTGGGCTGATGCGGATCGTAAAGTTTACTTTGTAAAGGTGGGCAAACTTTTCGTAACTCAGGCCGGTAAGCATCGCAAAGCGATCGTGAAAGAGGGAAATCTTCTGATTACCAGAAGGCAAAACTACATCTTCCATTCCAGGCATCTTTAGGAAAGTTTGGCCTACCATATTAACGCCGTCCTGAACTACGGATTTAGACGCGCTGAAAAACGAAGCGGTGATCTGGCTATCGGCGGTCAGGAAAGACTTAACCCCTACCAGGCCGTTATCGACTGCGGCCTTATTGGTTTCCTTAAACGACTGCGTAACGGAATCCCAGCCTAGCGGCTTCAGGATTTTAACGAAATCCTTATGCGCCTGGATCGGCTGCGTTCCCGTAACTACATCGCCTTTAACTTGAATCTTCGTAATCTCGCCCTGTTCAATGCCGACATATTCCGCGATGATCTGCGAGCGTTCGCCCTTGATAATCGTATAAGTGGATTTGTGGCATTTCAATCTGCCGTCTTTAGGGTGAGCGTCCCCGTTCTTCGGCGCGCGCGAAGCGGCCTGATCGCCTGGGCAGGCAAAGGTTAGCCGCGAAGTAAGCAGCCCGTAGCCGTCAGATTCAATAGACCAATCCGGCTGCAGTTCCAGCCCGTTGATATTTCCTTTAGTAACGATTCGGCTCATAAGGTTAGGCGGTGAAAGTTCCGCCTACGCGGGTAGGCTTGGTAAAGTTGGTATCGGGAACTTCGGGCAGGGTCTTAACATTCAACTTCTGCAGTTCGATCAGAATCTTCTGGCTGATATCCAGGGCGGCTGCCTGGTAATCAATACCGCTGGTCATAGCCTCGCCGGCTAGCGCGCCGCCGATATCGCGGAGGCTGCTGCCGGTGAACTTGCCGGCGGCTTCGGCGGCCTTGGCTTCAGCGTCCAGGGCTTTGCCTAGTTCGTCTTTCTCCTTCTTCGCCTTATCATCTTCTTCCTTCTTCTTATCGGCAGCAGCCTTGGCTGCCTCCTTTTCGGCTTCCTTCTTCTTATCGGCTTCGACCTTCGCGGCATCGGCAGTTTCCTTTTCCTTCTGCTTCTTCGCTGCGGCTTCATCCGCGATCTTCTTAAGTTTGTCGGCGGCTTCCTTAGCGGCGGCCTGGGCATCGGCGGCTTCCTTTTCTTTGCGCGCCTTTTCGCGGGCGGCGTATTCTCTGATAATCAGGTCGCGTTCCTCATCGGTCAGTTTGTCCTTAACGAAGGTATCGGCAACGCGCCGCCCTTCCTTATAGTTGATGCGCTGCCCGTAGCCTTCCAGCATCATCGATCCGCCGCTTTGCTTCCGCATTTCTTCTTCGGTAAGGGTAGGGAAGAGTTCCTTCATAACTTCCCTGCGGCCCTGGCCCTGCGGCCCTTCAAACATTTTTTCGCGCGCCTTCTCTCTGGCAGTTTCAACCTTTTCCTTAAGTTCCTCTTTCTTCGTGTTCATCTCATCTTCGCGAAGGATCGCGGCTTCTTCTTCGCTGAGAACATCGCCGGCATCGGTATAGCCTTGGGTTGCTTCCTGGGCTTTGCGCAGGATCGGAATAAGTTTTTCAACCGAAGAACCTAGCAGGCCTGACGCGATCTTAAACTGCGTTGCATCGTCCGCGCCGGTGGACATCGCGCGGCCCAATCGTTCGATTACCTCGATAGGCTTAATCGCGCCGGCGGCGATATCGGAAGCAGCGAATCCAAGCGCCTGCAGCGCGGCGGCCTGGCTGCTGGTCGGGTCTTTAGCGGCATCGATCGCTTTACGAACTTCGACATAGGCCTGCGCTACAGTATCGATTCCAACCCCAGCCGCTTCGGCTGCGCTGCCAAGGCGCTGATATTCTTCTACGCTGATGTTCAGCGCCTTCGCCTGGTTAGGTAGTTCCGAACCGAACTTAACCGCTTCGGCTACCTTCTGTTTATATTCCTCAATCGCGTTACCGATCGCGCTGATACCAGCCTGGACTAATGCCATCGGGCCGGCAACGCCTAGCGCCATCTTAGCCAGGTCGCTGCCGAAACTGTTAATTTTCTTGTTAACAGTATCGACAACTTTCGAAGTGTTATCCTTCGCGTTGATTGAGAACTCTAGGCTATTGCTCATTTTGATTCGGGCTTTCCCCTACAGTTGCCGCGCCGTCAACCGCGCTAGGTTTGTCCAGGCTGGCGATCAGTTCTTCGTCATCCGTTGAAAGGATATCCATCTTAGCGCCGCCCTGGATTGAGAAAACCGCAGCCAGCCAGATCGCCTTCGCTTCGGGCATCTGCATAGCCTCAGAATAACTGATCCCATTTTTGCATAGGGCCGCGACAACCGACAACTGCCAGGGAACAGTTCCTTCGCCGCCGCGCTGGCTGTCCTTCTTTTCGTAGAACTTAGGCCAATCCTTATGCGTATCGATATGCGCGACAAAGGCGCGGCAGCCCTGGGCGAATAGTTTACGATCCAGGGTAAGCCGCAGCATAAGCCAGCGGTCGGCCCAGGTCGGCTTACCGAAAGGTTCTTCGGCGCATACCTTCAGGCCGATAATCAGATCAGCCGGCGTAATCTCCTTATCGGTTTCCAGAAACGGGGAATCGATGCCCTGCAGCCAAACCCGGTGTTTGATGCAGAAGGGTAAAAGAATGCGGCCCAGAACATTCGTTCGGGCCGCTATCAGGTGCGCGTTCAGAAATCTTCGGTCAGCCATAAACCGACCTTAGCGCCTGGCTGCGCTTAGGCAATACCTTCGTAGTCGATCGCGCTAACGCTAATGCGCATATAACCCTTCGCTTCGCCGCGTTCTTCGATCGTCTGGATAAAGCCCGAAAAGGCGATGCCGTTGCCGGTGAACGAAAGCGCATCCCCGATGCTGGCAGAGTAGGTAGTCGGAACGAGGCCTTCGACCTGCAGGGTCGTGCGTTCGTCATACATCTTAACGCCGATCACAACGCCGACCGCGTTCGTAACTTCATCCGAATTGGCAAAGGATTTGCTGACAGTATAGGACTGCACAGTAAGGCCGGTAATAGTGCCGTTAATGCCGTGGATGTGGGCAGTTCCCTTGGTTACAGTAGCCATAGAAGTTAGTTGTTATAATTGCGGGCTTAGTCAAACGGCGGCTAACACAACCAGAAGTTCAAGGTTTAGCGTAGTCATAAAGGCCCGATCGCCGCGCCCTTCGTCTATGCTTTGCGCATCGATGTAATAAACAGCCGCGTCCCCGATCGCAGCGAACGAAGCCTTAACGCCGGCCTGATCCTCTAGCCGGCCCTGGACATTCTGGCAGGCGGTGCGGTGAGCGCTAAGGCTGCCGCTGTCGATCTGCGTAAAGATGCCTACGCTGACGCGGCAAAGGTAGTTGCCTAGTCCCTGGGCCAGCCCAGGCGGCGCGCCGGCAGATTCGCAGGCAACAATGATATTGTCGGGCTGGTCAATCTTGTCGGCCTGCGCGGCTGCCCTGATCTGATAGCCAGCCAGGTCGGCTTCGCCCTGCAGGTTCGCGACCAGGGCGGTTTCGATGATATCCAGGATAGATTTAGTTCCCATAAAGTTAGGCCTGCTTCTGGCCTGAGTTAAATCGGTCGGCGGCAAGTTTCTGGAAATGCCCAACGCGCGCGTTCAGTTTCCCAGCGCGGACAAACAGAACCTTAGTAGCGGTAGCGGCGCGGGCAGCAGCGCCAAAGATATTTCCGATATCGTTTCTGACAACGATAGTTAGCCGCTTCTCTACGGGTTCAAGCCGGCCCTGGGTAGAATGCCCTCCGACAATGCCAACCTGCCCGTAGTTAGATGCGTGGCGCTTGATCCAGGAAGGCAGTCCCTTTATTCCGAAGTTCTTCCTGATGCCGTTGATTTTAGGCGCGCCTAGTTTGTTGATAGCCGCGAACCAGCCGGCCTTCATAAAGCCGACCCTTTTCTGCCTGGTCTTGATATATTGTTTAATAGCGGATTCGGGCGCGATCTTCTGGCTGCCTGGGCTATGCTTAGTCGAAGGCCCATTGTTGCGCCTGATGCGCCCGCGATAGAACCGGCGTTCGCGGTCGTGTTCTTCCTTGATGCCTCCAGGGCCGACCAGGTTATAAGCGCGATAGATGAAAAGGTTTCGGGCCTTGCTATAGGATCGGGCGAAATCCTGATCGTCATAAATCTTCTGCAGCACCCCAGCCTTCGGGCGCTTGCCTTGCTTCCATTTCGCGAACTTGTTGCCGCTGCCCGTTGCAGGGCTGACCGCAGCAGCCAGGCTTTTGCTATCGGGCATAATGACTGCTTCGACATCGCGCGCGACCGCAGCGTTACCCCAGGTTTCGGCAATCTTCTTATCGCCCTGCCCGCCGCCTGCGCCGTCCAGCGGCGGCGAATAAACCATCGCCTCGCGGCAGGTAAGCGCGGCTTCTTCTTTGACCAGATCGACTAGCGCCTGGCCCGTAAACTTAGCGTAATCTACAAACTGCTGTTCCAGGATTTGCTGCCGTTCCTTATCCCATACAATCTTAAACGCGCGATCGGGCTGGGAGGTTGTAGGCGATCGATAAGGCTTCTGGCTCATCGGAATTGGTCAGCGTCCTGGGTAGTCATTTGCAGCCAGGCCGTTCCCGGCTTGTGGCTGAAGCCGACAACCCGAAGGCTGCGTCCGTCAAAGGTTAGGGTTTTGCCGATCTGCATATGCGCCTTCGCAGCCAGGGCCGCCGAAGTGGCAGGGACTTTGATAACAACGCTGATAGTATCCGACAGCCCGCCCGCCGCGAACGATTGGGTAAGGGTAGGTTCGCCGACCGCAGCCAGGTATTCCGTTCCGTTGATCGTAACAGTTTGCCCGATTTCCTGAACGATTGCCTGGGCATCGGCAAGCCAAGCGGCTGATAGGGCGCTATCCATACAATTGCAGCCAGGGACAAACGACCAGCCCAGCCCGCAGGCTGCCCTGGCTTTGCTGCCTGGCTTGCCCGTAGCGGCCCGTTCGCCGGCCTGCCTATGCCTATCCCTACCCTAGCCCGCCCAGGCCGCCAGGATCGCGGCAAACAAAAAGGCCCGCCGGTTAGGGCGGGCCTTCGAAGGCAGGCAGCAGAACCGCTTAGGCGGTCTTGATGCGCTTAAGGCTGGTAGCGCGACCGACACCGAAGCCGGCGCGAATGCTCGCCGTAAAGCGAACGATACCATCCGTTCCCTGAGACTTGAGAACCTGGACGGAGAGGCCCGAAGCGTCAGCGGCCTGGGAGACTTCGCCGGGGAACATCGAAGCGTTAGGGAGGGAGAAGCCGGCAACGATCGCGTCAGCGCCCATCGCGAAGCCGCCGAGGTTTTCGGAGTTAGCCGGCAGATCGGTGAACTCGTAGATATTGAAGCCGACAACCTGACCGAGAACGCCGGTAGAAACCAGCGGGCCAGCAGCGCCAGCGCCGTTGAACGAACCGCTGGTAAGGGTGGCATCCTTGCGGATAGCGCCAGCGTAAGCGCCGGAGAGGATAAGGGAGCGAGGATCGCCGGCCTTAGCATCGTTCAGGTCGGTGTTCAGATCGACAACCTGGGCGTAGTTGAAGTTAGCAGCGGTGATAACTTCGTTAGCGGAATAGTTAGCGTTCAGGATGAGCGCGCCCATTTCAGCGTGAACCTTCTTAACCAGGGCGTTGATCGCTTCAGGAACGAAGGCGTTGACCATATAGGCTTCGCCGTATTCGCTGATTTCGTCAGGCGAAAAAGCCTTCGTAGAATGAAGGTGCTTAAGCGTGACAGTAGCAGCCGAGAGGTTGGCATCATCGGCTTCGTGATAGCCGCCGTTAGCCTTGG